AAAAAAACTGCTTTTGAAACTTATCATAAATTTCTTGTTGATTCATAATATAATTCAACGCATGTTGTCCTCTAATTGCTCTAGAATCTACATAAGATCTATTGAATTCTTCTTGAATTTGCTTAGGAAGCGGAACTTCTTGTTGTTCTCCTTCAACTTGTCCTTGTTGAATAAGAGCATTTAGGAATTGAGTACGAATGTTATTTAAAAGCAAGTTTTGTAGTTGCTCTTCTTTCTGACTAATAGCATCAGCATTTTGTACAGTTACTGTATACTCTAAAGGACGCTTAGATTTCTCTCCAAGAAGTAAATCAATAATGGGTTTAATGATTGGGTAGTTTCGTAGCTTAGTTGGGAAATTCTTTCTAGTTTTTCCGTAAGGTTTAAGTACATAGTTATAGTCTTCTTCATCTATTACACCATTATAGTAGTCATACAAAGATCGCAAATATGCACGACGCTCACTGATACCAAATTTAGATAAATTAATAAATGCATCTACGCAATCTTTTTTCCACTTCTCATCTTTCTGACTTAATGGAACTCTTTGTTTAGGTATATGGGCTTGTCCGTACATTACTTACAAAATTAAATATAAAATGTCTTATATTAGCAAAGTTACTTATAATTTTTATCAAACCAATCATTTGTCGAATTATCATTGATTTGGACATAGACTTCTTTGTTATATAACTCTCGCATATGGTACATTGCTATCATTAGCGCCATAGATCGGTCAAAGTTACCTTTACGATTAAACTTAATTAACTCTTGCAATAACCCTGGGTCATAAATCTTATGCATATTAAGAGTGACGTTGCCGTCTTCATCAGATCCCCTACTATCTATTAGCCAATCCCTAATATAAAGTTCTCCTTGGTTCTTACGTTGCTCAGTCATGTGCATTCCATACTGACGCTTAACTGTTTTACTACGAAGATCACGTTTATCTAGCATTTCAAACTCTTCTTGCAATAAATGTAACTTCCTAAATCGCTTAGCATAAGGTATAACTTCACCTCGGTCATTCTCAAATCCTATTTTTGCGTTATAGTATTCTGCTAACATAAACAGATTTCTATTGTACTCGTCTTGAGTTTGTGGACGGCCTACATAAGATGCAACAATTAAGTCATCTGGTTTAGATAGGTTATTTGGAACTTTAATAACGTATGCTGCTCCCAAAGATCCTGACGTACCCGCTTGCGCGTAAGGGTCATGCCCTATTATGTACATGTTTTTTGGGGTAACTTGTTCAATATCAGTCTTATATGGGGTTTCATAGACTACAACTGCACCTGTTACGTCATCATCTTTCCTGTGTGGGAACTTAGTAATAGGTCTATGTGGGGAATTACCACGGAAATCTACCTTACCATCAGAGTTATAATACAATTCTCCTGCTACTCCTATAGCATCTAGGTTGTTTGCTATCACTCTATTGTACTGTTCTTTTAAAGATGTGACATCAAACGTATTTCCAGTGACTTGTAGTGTAGCTTCTTGTGGAGTAAAGGCATGTTCTGCTACATATTGGTCAAATGACTTAGCATCATTACCCTTTTTCTTCTTTTCTCGCTGTTCTAACTCGAATTCTATAGCTGCATTAGTGTCACTATTCCCATCTTTGTCAATAAACCCATCTAAGTTCTTGTAAATAGGGTGAAAGAATCCACAATGTGTACCCATTGCACCTGCATCCCACTCATTTTCAAATGCTAAACAATCATATGCATCAGGATGATAGAATAACTCTTCCAATCCTTCAAATCCAGGCCCTTCTTCTCCACCAGTTCCAAATGCTACCATAGTTCCAAGTGTTTTAGATCCTTGTTTCATAGTTGGCATAGCAACTTCCCAAGCTTTTAACAAACCTGTAAAGGATCCTGCTTCTTCAAAGAAAATTAACTCCCCTGCTTTACCACGGACTTTATCTGGATCGTCTTTTAAGCTAACTGCTAATATTTGAGACTTAAAACCTAGGGTTACGTCAGCACCATTTACGTTCTTTTTGTATCCTGACTGCTTATGCATATCAGTATCTTTAATCCTTGGTTGAGTCCATGCAGTATTGTCATCTATAAACGAAAGAATATCCCATGTTTTAGACATAATACCATCACCAATCAAATATTGTTTATCTGATGCAAATACAAAGTTTTTAGAATTACGTAAATGGTAGTAGTTTCTAGCTAACATAGCTGCGGCTTTGTACGAATAACCTTTACGTCGAGCCTTAAGTACTACAATATGCTTGTTAGTTTTACGTGCTTTTTCTATTGACTGAAAATAGTCGTAATCCCCATCATAAAATGCAGGGAAAGTTCTTTCACGTTGTGAGTATTCTTCTCCAGTTACTGGGTCAACTACGTCTACAACTCTATCTATAACACAATAGTTAAGATAAAAGTAATGGAACCCTGTAATGTGAACTCCATCTACTTCATATCCGTACAAACATCTATGTTTTTCTTCATCCCAAAACTCATAGTACTTTTTAGAATTTTTGGCCTCATCGGTATAATACCCTTTGGTCAAAAATGTACTTGATGCTGGGGAAAATAAATGTGTATCTTTAAACTTCGTCATTCGCTATACTTATTTGTTACAACTCCTCCACGATTTGGATTATCTTTCTCTGCTTGCTTTTTAACTAACTCTTCTAGTTTATCTAATCCTTCAACTACATCCCCCATTTTAGATAAATTAGCAACCAAGTCTTTTGCCTGGTAGATTAGTCGTCCATTCTCATCCATATCTGTTAGGTCAATAGTCTCAAAATACTTTTGAAGTTTAGTAACTGATATACGTGCAGCTTTAAGTAGTTTGATAGCATGCGTTTCAGATAGTAACATATACTTACTAACTGCTGCTTTAATCTTTGGGTTGACACATGTCATTTTTAAGTCAGCCAAAAGAATATCCTGCCTTTCATCTATTTCATAGGCTGCATAACTAGATCTATGGTCAACAAAAAAGTAAACAAATGCTAGTTCATTTACAGATAAACTTTTAAACTCTGGGATAGTTAACGCATATGGAGATGGTTCAACTTTTCCTTCTGCTAGTGTTAGTAGATCTTTCATTTAGTTTCTTTATTTTTGTTTTCTAGTTTGCGCCTAGTTTTCTCATTCATGTGAGCTATGCGCTCTTTTTTTGCATGAAATTTTCCAAAATATGGAAGCTTAATTGTCTGAAAACCAGGCTGTTTAATAATTTCCGCTACAAACTTAAATTGAGAAAAGATAACTTCTTCAATAGTGTGTATTGGAAGATTATGCTTTGTTGCCAGTTGGATTATCAGTTTCTTTTCCTTTTTCATTGGGTTTAGTTAATTGAATTTTTTTACCTGTAGATCCAATGACAGTTTTAGGCCATTTATTAAGTGGACAAGATGATGTTTGTCTTCTAGCTTTTTTAGCCATTGGACATCCACATACTGAACACTTAAAAGTTTCATGAATAATAGATGGGCATGCATTGCAGGTTTCTATCCTTTTATCATATTCATCTTTTGGAGTAGGAGGACAACCTTCTTTAACATAATCCCATGTGTCTACAGTATAATTTTTAATCATCTGTAGGATGCTTGCCTTGATTTTCGAATTCATATTGTTCAATTATACATTCATCTAAAGTTCCATTTGCATCCTGAATTGTCGTTACATAGAAATAACTTAAATCCCATATGCATACTATCTTTTTAGCTATATTAATCTTTGTCATCTGCTATAATGGCTATAACCCTGTTTTGCTTTACAAGCATTGGGTTTAGTTTATAGTTAGCTTTATCTTTAATAATAGCTTTTTTATCCTTCAATCTTTTAACGTAATTGTTTAGAGTATTGTGATCTTTAATCTCTAGTATCTCAGCTATCTTCTTTTTGTTAGCAGCTGAACAAAGATTTTGCTCTTCGTTATTTTCAACTAAAGCTGTAAGAACTTTAAGTTCATTTTCTGTGAGCTTAAATAATCCGTTAAAGAATGAAAGATATTTAAAGGTTGTCTGTGCTTTAATTTTGATCGCTTTCATCTTGCTTTGCATTTAATAATTCTATTTTGGCTCTACCATCTATCAGTCTAATTTTGCAAGTCTTTGCGTGATTATTAAACTCGTCAATGTATTCAGTGATTGATTCCCTGGTACAAAGAAAAGATAAGAATACTTCTAACTCTTTAGCTGATTTTAATAAAGCCTGTTTTGTATCTTTTACGAATGTTTCCTGATTACGCAACTCATCGTAATCTTTCAACGATATTGTTACCGTGCCGTCCATTGTACAAATTAATAGGCTTTTAGTTTACAGATTAGTAGTTCCTTGGATAGCTTTGGATGGAATAACACCAAGTACCATGAACTCGTTAATAGCTGCATATTTCTTTCCATCAACTTCAAAGAAAAAACCTTCAGCTGTTGGATGAACTAGAATCTCATCTCCTACTTTAACTTGAGTACATTGTGGGCCTGCGGCAACAATTGTAGATGTTGGTTTTTTAGCTGCCATAGCAGCACCTTCTGATAATAAAATACCTCCGTCAGTTTCTTTTACTGATGGATCTGGAACCACAACCCAATCACGAGTTGGATTAAAATTGATTAAATTTGACATATGTGTTAGTGTTTATATGTGCAAATATAATCAAATCTTTTACATAACAAGAAACTTTAGAATAATTATTACAGACGTTACAGCAGTTGTTATTTGAAATGCTCGTAGTCTATTTGTTTTAATTTCTATAGTCTTTTGTAACTTCCCAATTTCGATTGCTTGGTCATCTACTTTTTTAGATAAAGTTAGTACTTTACCTTGGAGTTTTTCATTTCCCTCCATAAGAGCTTGTGTTAGTCTAAAGCTATCCATTTCTTTATTTTTTAAATAAGTGATTTGTAAATCTTTATCTTGAATCTCCAAATATAAGATTTCTTTCTCTTGAAGCAAACTAAGAATCTTAACTTCTTGCTCTTTATTAAGAATAAGATCTCCTTGATCAGTCCTTAAGATATATTGCCCATAAACTGTCCCTGAACTTGCTATCAGTATCAGGAAGAAACTTAATAATTTTACGAATTTCATCTTTTTTATTATTTAATTCAATTTGATTTTCTCTAAGCTCAATAAGATGTAGACTATCTACTGTTTCAATAGAATCTATTAATGCATCTAATTGTCTATTACTTTCTTCTAATTCTTTTATTGAATTCTCGTATTGATTAGGTTGAGGAATAGGGTTAGGATCTGTTTTAGTAAACATCATTAAAACAAATAAAACTCCTAAGCCAATTAAAATAGCTAAAATAACTATCTTTTCTATCTTAGACATTAGCGTCTTCTTCATTTTGCTCTTCGTTATTATGTTTCTTATTAATCCATTTATCTACTGATGCAATACCAAAGCATGCTACTGTAAGTAGTTTAAAAGAATCAAAGATAAACTCATTTACTAGTAAAGGTCTATTTAAGATACCTGTTACTATGTCAACTATAGCAAAGATGATCATTACTATAAATGCACCAAACCCAATAACTGCTTTTTCATTTACAGAGTTATTGTCATCAAACATTGTCCAAAACTTTTTCATTTTCTATATTGTGTTTTATATTTCCAAACTTTCTTTTTCTCCACTTTAAGATGAGGTAAGTATTCTATATTCATCTCATTCTTAAATTTCCAAAGTGCTTTTTCATCTAACCCATATGTTGTAACAAAGTCTTTATACTTTTTATAGTCACGTGGTAACATCTTAGCCATCACTATACCAAAGTCATCTGTAGCCATATAGTAATGTGACAAATCCATAAGATACACGTTAGTATTGTCAGGATATGTAGTATAGATTAATGTGGGTCCTAATGCCCATTTCCACAAGCTATCTTGTAGAGATGAGAACTGCGTATTAATACTATCCTTATTCGTCTCAATATAAACTACTTTCTCGTTGTACTTAGTAATTGTATCAATCTGAGTTTTAATTACTACTTCTTGTTTTAAAATTGTATCTGTCTGAATCTTGATAATTACTCTTTGCTTAATGATTGTATCTTGCTGCGTTTTAATTGTAGTCTTTAATGCATTAAGTTCAGCCTCCATGTCCTTATACTTTTTATTTATAAGGTCAGCTTGATCTGTAGTCATAACTACTATCTTAGTTTCACCATCCTCATCAATAGTAGTATATGGATACTTCTTAATCCCCGATTGGGACATCAAGTTTCCAAGACTGCTTATCACGAGAAGCACGAACAGAATCAGCTTTTTCATAGGTCTCTACTGCGGTTTCTAAAACTTCTACCTTCTCATTCAACTGTTTGTTTTCATGAGTTAAGGTTTGATTTTGTTTTGTTAATGTTGTATTTTTTTCCTCTAATGTTACATTTTCTTCTACTACCTCTACATGTCCATTACCTGCCATACCAATGCTTAGAACTACTAAGCTTACTAAAGCAATTAGAACTCCGTATAGTAAAAGATTTTTCTTCACTTCTTACTAAGTAATATAATCTCACGTAAATCTCTGAGAGCTTGCGTGTTATTGTCTAAAGCACTTTGTATCTTTCCCGTATCTGTTTTGATATAGTCATTAAGTTCTTTTTGCAAGTCATCAACTTTCTTTTTTAAAGAATCTTCAGATGCTATTTGACGCTTTAGCATGAACCATAGTACTGCACCTAAACCCAGTACAATAACTCCAAGAGCTCCGTACTGAGTTAAGGTTTCAAATACTCCAAATGATGCAGGTGCCTGTAGTAATATCATTTATCTTTATCTTCTAGTTTACGACGCAGACGATCTTGTTCATCCATGTTTCTTTTGATAAAGAACCATGCTAATGCACCAAGTGCTAGTGTTGCTAAACCTAAAGCACCATAGTTTGCTAACTGTTCAAATATTCCAAAACTAGGAACAGCTTGTTCTTGTAAAAATGTCATATTAGAATTCTTTTAAAAGGGTGTATGTAAATTTCTTAAGACCTGACTTTTTACACTTACCAAGTAACTCTGCAAATTGTTTAGGATCATTAAGAACCTGACATCCTGCAGACCATTTATCAATAAGCTTAGAAACCATCTTCTCATTAGCACGGTGAATGTTAATACCAAAGATACCAGTCTCAGTTACTGAAGACTCTTCAGCTACATCATTCTTATTACCATCTCTAAATACAGTAACAGGAGCACACTGAGTTAATGCTTCGTACTTACTTTGGTGCATACCAACATGCCAGCAATCTTTCCATTGACCAGGCTTTAGCAATGCTGCACCTTTAGGGTTAAGCAAATTTTGCAACCAGTGAGTACCTGGATTAGTAGTACATGTGTACCAAGTAATCTCGTTATTATTAATAACTGCGATTAAATCATCAAATTGATTTTTAAGGTTAGCTTTAGAACGTATACCAACTAAGTGGAAGTTTGTAAAAGCGTAACCATGTTTTGCGAACTCTGCTTTGAGTTCTTCTATAGAATATTGTTTCATCTTTTATATAATTAAATAATGTATGTAAATAGTATCATTTGTTGAATCAAGTATAGAATAATAAATACCAAAAAATCCATTATCAACAGTTTGAATAGTTGTAACTACATCTCCTGTACCTCCTGTATCACAAGTTAATAGTATGATTGAATCTTGTGTTACAAAATCTCCATTTACTAAAATAGATGAAGAAATTGTTCCATCTACTTCTATTTTACCTGCATTTGTAGTTATGTCAACCTCTCCACCAACTGCTACATAATTAGCTTTTGTTGTTGTACTACTAGCTAACAACTCTTCACGAATTTCATTAACATGCCAAACTTTAGCGTAGTTATTATCTAACTCTTTTTTCTTAAGTTCGTTATAATTATTTTTTGTAATCTTCATTAGTTCTCTTTGATTTTAGCACGAATAATGAAATGCTCTTTCTCCTGCTCAGCAGCCATTACTCCCATTATACCTCTAAGCTCTTCGTAAGTAAACTCAATAGTAAGTTCATCTTTCTCATTAAACACTTGAACTACATGATCAGTAATTACTACTGCAGGTGAGTAGTTATCTTCAGTATTTAATACTGGGTCTTTATTGACCATAACACCAGTGTATAGAGTTGTAGGCATAACACAAAGTTACTATTTATTCTTAAACTTATCAGTATAATACTGATTAATTTTTATGATAACAGTAATTGTTGCTGCTATTGATGCTACAAACATTAATATAATATCCATAAGTTGTTGATTTTAAATCCGTTACACTAAATCTTAAAAAGATACAATTATCCCCTTAGCGATTTTTTGTTGATTAAAGAGTTTTAAGTCACTGCCGTCTTTAGCCTTCGGTGGAACATTTCTTTCAGCCTATAGTTATAACCCACCCCAGGACTTTTATCTCTTTAACATTTTCACGAACTATTGGGGACAACTCCTAATGCTTATGTCGTAATGGATTGGTTACCTGTTCGTTAGCATTATTAGAACCCAACTTCTGACCTCTTACTTACCTTTTGGCCCTCAGAGGTGATCGTCAGTGATGACGGTTCGTGAGACAAATATACAACATTAACCTTGACCCCTACTAATTTTTTTGTAATTTTTTGAAGTTTTGATTGATGAGTATTTAGTTTTAGCGTGAACTCCTGGACGCTTTCTTTTAGGTTTAGCAACGAATGACGTGCTAGATTGTTTTACTTTAGCCATTGTAGATTTTAGTTAGATTCCAAAATTACTAATAATGTCTGAAATAAAGTACCCTATCGGTGATATTTTAAGTTAGTGTTTAGAATAATGTACCTTAACGGGGATAATAACTATGTATTTAGTCCCTTTAATAACCAGTTATCTTGTAACAAATTTGTAGGTGGAAATGTTACGAAATAAGGGTAAACTATGTTTGAAGTTGTAACATTATAGTGGAAAATATTTTCTAGGAATTAGTTTATAGTGGAAAAAAATTTTTTAAAAATTATTTTTTTGGGGGAAATTTTTGCGAGCGGTTTCCTACATATTCAACGACCCCCGCTAGTTCTCGGATTGGCAATACCGCCACCATTAAAACCATTTGTTATGTGGAAAAAATTCATTTCATCGTCAGGCAAGATGTCCTTGACAAAGAGAACCTTTAGTGCAACTGACATTAAAGAAGAAACCTTTTGGTTTGACCCTTCGGATGCAGATTGGGACCAAGCCGTAGAGTTTGCAGAGAAATTAGGGCTTTAAGCCCTTTTTCTTTGTTTACTTGATGTAATAATAACTACGTTAACTACTTAATAATCAAGATATTAGTTAATGCCGAGAGGAAGAACGATTGGTTTCCAACTCTCTCCGCAATAACAAGTGGTGTAAACTATAACTACCTAAAAATAGTTCATACTAGTTTATACCACTTTACTTTTAAACATTAACCAAAACCTAATAACAAATGGAAGAGCAAAACTTTCTTTACTTCTACACCAATAACGGTGTAACATGTACCACAAATAGCGAGATCGTCGCTATAAAAAGATCAGATGTAGGATCTCACATCTTTAAACAAGAGATAAACTAAGTTTAACTAAACCTCATTTAACAATGAAAAACTTAAAAAACGTTTTTGTAGCTATGATTAGTATTCTAGTTGTAGCTTGTGCTGCTTACATGTTCATCCCTGTAATGGGAATGATAATCACATTCTCAACTGATACTTATTTCAGTTTGATTAGTGGTGGAACAGGTGTACTTAATGCTATGATTGCATTAGTGTGCACATTCGGTTATATCGCCTTAGAGTTTGGCGAATAACAAAACTAACAAGTGGGGTAATAGTAACATATTATCCCACTTTCTGACTTTGGATTTACTTAAATACATATAAATCACATGAAAAACACAATTAACAGTGGTTCTTTGGACATGATCCAAGAGAATCAAACCTTGCTTTTGTCTGCTAGGAAAGTGTCAGGCAACAAAATTCAATTAGAGTTCGCTGAGTTGATCAGAACATCAACTGCATCAGTAAATCCTCTTGGATTATTCAACAAATCAGATGATCGTTTCAACACAGGTAACAAGGCACGTCGTGCTTGGTTGACTGCTGAGGCAAAAGATGCGTCTGCTATTCTAGGGTTAGATTTATCTGACTCTGCTAACTGGTCTGTAGATGGTATGGGACGTGAGGTCTTAGAACTTAATGTTCTAAATCCTGTTGCTACTATCAATGGAACAGATCATCAACTTAAGGTTGAGATTGTAGAAACTATTGAGCCTACTGATTGGCAAGCTCAAAATCTACAAACTTCTGCTAAACGTAGAGGTAAAGATGGTGCATTCATCACGCACAAAGGCATGTACATTTTCGCTAACACAAGAATCGTGTTCGATAATGCAAACCATGTTATGCTAGAACCAGATGCTGCTGTTAAAGCTACTTCTGGTATTCCAGCTGGTGTTGATGTAAACACTGGAGAGTTGTTTTCCTAATAACACTTCCATCCCCTGTAACTGAGTTCAAAGCAAGGAGCGAAACCTTGCAGGGGAACTATTCCATTCACACATAACATAACAAAAGGTTTAAGACACATAACAAATAACACTCCTGATGAATGGACAGGAGTTGTTATGTGTTCTTGTTATTTCGTACTAAATAATAGGTACGGTCATAATAGTTACGCTAACAATTAAAAACAAATAATTATGAGTAAAATGAAATGGGTTAAAGAAATATCAGAAGACCCACAAGCAACAGAGCAATTGTTTAATCTAACTACAATTGCAGAACAAACTAAAAAACCATTTTTTAGTTTTCAAGCACAGAACATTACTACATCAGTAGCACGTGCAATGTGTACATTAATTAAAGATGAACTAACAAGACAAGATTCCTATGACAGAGAAGAAAGATTGTAAGTATACAATAGAACTGACAGAAGATCAAATGCGATTAATTGCATATTGTATGGAAGACATTTGCAGATTTGCTTGTGGTCAATGGCAATTACAATATACTGTTCAAGAAATGATAAAAAACTTACCATTTGAAGAGTATATGAAAAGAAGAGTTGATGCAGAAGAACATTTAAGACAAGCTAAACGTGCATTATTACCAGACTTTGCAGACAATCAAAGCTATGGATATAATAGTACCGAGTTTATTGGGAATACGTATCAAATTTATCGATCTATTATGCATCAGTTAGCAATAGATCATAATTGGGATAATGTCTATTCATCTCCTGCATTACCATCAGGTACAATGGGAACAATTAAAATTAACAAAGTAAAAGAGTAATTATGAGTAAACAAACAGCAGTTAGATGGTTAGTAAGCATACTAAACAAGGATGGTTTTGCCCCTGTGCTAACTAATGAGGAGATACAAGAAGCACTACAAATGGAACGTGAGCAGATGGATAATGTTGCTGAAGATTGGTGGAATGAAGGAGCAAGTTATGTTTATAATGGTGTTAAAAAATATGAATCATTTAATAAATACTACGAATAAACATACGGAGAATGATAACATATATTGCAAATACTATTTTTATACTTGTGATTTTATTTTGGGGATGGTTATCATATTATCTAATTTATGAAGATAAATCATCAAACAATCTCACCAACCAAAGTGAAAGACAAGAGAAAAATAATGATTATAACAACGATTATCACCCATAAATAGGAGGTCAAGATGAACGAAATTAAAGTAGTCAAATTACACCACTTTAAATAAAAAGTTATGAAGAAATGCTTTGATTGTCAACGGACATATCCATTGTTTATGTTTAGTAAATCCAAGATGGGATATCAAAGACCTAGTGATTATGGTGTAGTTAAAGTATGTAGAATCTGCAACTATAAAAAGTGGTCAAGAGATATGTCAGCATGGAGATATGATTTCAGTATTAGAAAGTTTCAATTAGTAAAATTTAAAAGCAAATGGGAGATATTAAAACAAGTAATGAAATGACACAAAAAGAAAAAGCAGAAGAGTTGGTAAATAAATTTACGCCACATACAAGGTTATTTCTTGATGAATTAGGATGGACAGATTGTTTAGATGCAGCAAAATGTTGTGCTGTGATTGCAGTGAATGAAATATTGAACACCATAGAGTATTCGTCACAAGCTGATGAGCTAAGTAAAATTTCATATTGGGAGGGAGTAAAAAATGAAATAAACAAGCTATGAGTAAAGTAGAAGAATTAGATGTAGAAACAGCGCAAAAATTGTTACTTTTAAATCTTGTAATGTGGAGTATGCAAACTGTGCATGCAGTAGACGCAGTAGAATCAGTAGGTTGGGCATTTAATCATAAAGTTAAATATCATGCTAAACAATTGGTTGCTGAAATACTTAAGCATCATGGTAAAACATTACACCAATTATGGGATAATACAGAGACAACTCTGCCTGAAGTTGTACAATACCTTGATGCTTATACTGAACGTATGGCTAATACAGGATATTGGATGCTACCAGAATTAATTGATTACATTGATAAAGCAAAAGAAGATTATGTTAAACGCGTATCAGAGGTATCTACTACAACAGTGTAACTACGATATTGACACTATATCTAGCACATTATGGTATCAATTAGCATTAGGCTATCACACTACTTTTGAAACTGTAGCAGAAATTGTTGGGGAAGAAGCTGAGTTAAATGACACTACAATGAGAATAGTAGCAGCTGTATTATTAAGCATGCATAAAGCAGAACAAAAACAAAATGATTCATCTAATTAATTTTAATGATTCGCTAATTGAATATGATCATCCAAACATTAAACGTAGTGAATGGAATGACATGTTTGATTATATACACAATAACAGTGAAGTTGTGTATGGCGTAGACACTGAAACATCTGGATTTAGTTTTGTTTCTAAGAAGTTATTAATGTTGCAAATAGGGGATATGAAAGAACAATTCATTATTGATTGTCGTAATACAATATCCGATAGAGAAATGCAACTGATTAAACTGTTTTTAGAATCAGAAAACTATGTCAAGATATTTCACAATGCAAAGTTTGATTACAAATTTCTTAAAAAGAAGTTTAATGCTAGTACTGATAACATTTTTGATACGTATTTAGCCGAAAAGATACTAAACTGTGGGAAAACAGATTATGGGTATGGACTTGGTAAGGTAGTAGAAAGATATACTGGCAAAACTCTTAATAAAGAAATACGAGGGAGGTTTACTGACACACACTCTACTCCATTTACTATTGATCAGATTATTTACGGGGCTAAAGATGTTGAGTATCTAATAGATATTAGAGAAAAACAGTTAGACTTTATTGATTTGCAAGGACTCTCAAATGTTTGTAAGTTAGAGATGAAGGCTACTAGAGTCTTTGCAGAGATAGAATATGAAGGATTAATAGTAGACAGAGAAGCATGGGATAAATTGAAAGATATTAATATAGAAGCAGCTAATAAAGCTGAGATAATTCTACAAGAATATGCTTACAATCTCCCAGAGTTAGTAAAGTACAGAGAAACTCAATTAGATTTGTTTGCAACTGAAGAAGTTAAGCGAACAATTATTAATTGGGATTCTCCCTCTCAAGTACTTAAAGTATTTAAAATTTATTTCCCTGAGATTGAAGATGTTAACGGAAAGAAACTTAATCCTTACAGATATAAAAGCGAGTTAATCGATGTTTATATCAAGTATAAGGAGAAGTCTAAGTTAGTATCAGCATTCGGAGATAACTTTTACAATTATGTAGAGGAGGATGGGAAGATCCACACTAGTTTCCAACAAATATTAGACACTGGCAGAGTATCCTCTAGTGAACCTAATATGCAACAAATACCAGCAGATAACATGTATCGTAATTGTTTTATTCCACCTAAAGGTAGTGTCTTTGTATCTAGCGATTATAGTTCTCAAGAACTTAATGTAATTGCTTACGGATCACAGGACCCTGTATTCTTAAAGGCGTTAGAAAACAATGAAGATTTGCATTCAGTATGTGCTGAGTTAGTATTTGGAACTAAATGGATTGAAGCAGCTGAACCTGATTGTGCGTATATGAAAACGAAAGAAAAGTGTGATTGTAAAGCGCATAAGAAACTCAGAACACAAGTTAAGACAATTAATTTTGGATTAGCTTATGGTATGGGACCTAAGAAGTTAAGTGAGACTATTAACTCAAGTCAACAGGAAGCTAAGAATCTTATTAAAGATTACTTTAAAGCTTTTCCTAAGATTGAGAAGTTCCTTAACAATTTAGGTGAGTTTGGTAAGAAGAATGGTTACATAGAAACATTCCCTCCATTTAGACGCAAGAGATGGTTTGATAACTGGACACCAAAGATGTATAGTGAGAAAGAGAACTTTATGGAACTTGGAAGTATTGAAAGAGCTAGCAAAAACACACCAATACAAGGTAGCTCAGCAGATATGACTAAGTTAGCATTAGTTTATATTATGCAACATATCGAAGATAATAATCTACCAATTAAGATTGTTATGACAGTGCATGATCAGATAGATACAATTTGTCCAATAGATCTAGCAGAAGAATGGAAGGACACAATGAGTGAGTTGATGGAGAAAGCAGCGAAAGCAGTGATAAAGAATGGGTTATTGAAATCAGATACAACTATAACGGAAAAGTGGAGTAAATAATGTCGTAAAAGTTTATTATATTTGCGACAGAGTTTTTGTGGACTCTGATACTTTTTCGTTAGTATTTGTTTTTATTGTTTCGGAATAAGGGGGATAACGATCCTCCTTATTTTGTTTTATTACAATTGAAATCTCTAAATACAAACAATATGTTTAAAATTAACATCACCGATTACGGTTTCAGTATGGACCTAATTGAAGCGCAAGAATGCATTTCTTGTGGAGCGAACTACTACTCAACTGACAATTCACACATAGATGGATTGTGTCCTGGATGTAATGCAGAATTACTAGCTATTTCAAAAGAAGAAAAACCAATAACTAACGAAAATTATGAATAAGAATTTGAACTTTGAACCAATTGATGTAGATTTGTCTTGGCCTAAAGAAAAGCTTTTAATACAAAGTTCTGTGTACCCAGAAAGAGAGTACAGTTTTAATGAGTTAGCTACACTTCACGCAGAAGGTGGAAAGCAAACTAACTTAGAACGTATTGAGAACAGTTTGAAGCCTTTCAAAGCCAACTTATTAACTATTTTAAAATCAGAGCAATGAGTAACTTACCAGCTGGAGCAGAAAACGATCCATACGCACCATGGAATAAATCTAATAGATTATGCAGATATTGTGATGCAGATATTCTAAGAGATACTATTGCCAATGAAGTTCTTAAAGATCCAGACTGTGACGAAGATTGTATTGATGAACAAATTGAATTAATTTTGTCAGAACAATCTTTATGTACATCTTGCGCTAAAGAAGAATACTATGACTACACAGACGAAGACTAAAAGAATGTCAAAAGCAGAGAAAGAAGCTTTTGCAGCTGAAACTTTAATTAATGCTTTAATGCAAATCGCAGGGTATAATCTAACTGCACATGATTTAGCAGAAGAAGCAAAAACAGTTACAGGCAAAGAATGGTATAATAAATATACTATGACTCGTGAGCAAGAAAAAGAGTGGATGGAATGGGGCACAGATTATTTAAGGAAGTTTCTTAAACACAGCAGTAGACAAGCTCATTTGAATATGCAAATGATGAACTTAGCTTATGGTTTAAGAATACATCCAAGACCAGAGCAAGAACAAGATTAGCTCCGTTGGCCAGGAGATCGTAAAACACAGAAAGCCTCTGACATAAGCTCAAATTACTGTTCTCATCGTATAGGAGATAGAGTTAGCCTTCTCGACGTCGTTTAAAAAGGCAGATAACACAGTGGCGACATGCGTTGTCGTATGAGAACTACGCTCATTTATAGGTTCGAATCCTATCTGTGTTCTAATTGTCGGAAATACCGACATACCACTAAAACAATTAAAAACAAATTATTATGAATGACGAAAAACTTTACAGAGGATTGTTAATCCTATCTAGCATTTTAATGCTAATGGCTATTACTGCTACATCAATTGGAATCTATAAAATGATATCATTATGAGTCAACAAGTATCATTTAGAAACAGACATGGTGAGCATATTATTATGACTTATGATGGAAAAGAAACAATCACTATGGTTGGTGGTGAGTTTTTTAATCTATTAGATTTTGCTAGAACTGCTACAGATAATGATGGGGAAGTTATTATGTTTGATCCTCCTGGTGGTCCATGTATTTATGGGATGGCTCATTGGGATCCATCAATTGATCACAAAACAAGTATGAATTTAAAAAGCATTGATCCTTTATTTACTAACTTGTATGTAAACAAGATAATAATCAATGACGTAGCAGAAACAGTACAAATTAAAGTAAAACAAGCAGACGAAAATGGCAACATCATTACAAGCAAGCTTAGAATTAAAGAATCAAGAACAGAGGAAGGCTCTTAAAGCATGGCAATCAGCAGGATTTAAAGGTTCAGTATTCGCAGGTACTGGATTTGGTAAATCTCGTGTTGGTGTTTTAGCAGCAGGAGAAGTTCTTAGAAAATGGGGAGGTAAAGCGTTAGTATTAGTCCCAACTAATCAATTACAAGATCAATTTGAAGAAGAGTTTAAAAAATGGGGGTATCATGATATCCTAGATGATGTAGAAATCGTATGCTATCAATCGGCTTGCAAGTATGAAAACAAGCATTATGAAGTAATTATAGCCGATGAAGTTCATTTAGGTTTATCTGACGTTTATATCCAATCGTTTACTAACAACACTTACAACAAATTGCTTTGCTTAACAGCAACTCCTCCAGAAGATCCAATGTATTTAGTAAGATTACAAAAGATGGCTCCTATTGTATATCATATTACTATGGATCAGTGTGTAAAGATGGGATTAATTAGCCCGTATAAAATTTATTGTATTCCTGTTGAATTAACTGATGAGGAAAAGAAAGATTACTCTAAAGCTAATAACATGTTTGTGCAGTATAAGTATAGACTTGGACAATTTGATGCATTCAGTGAGGCTAACCAAATATTAGCTAACCCTAAATCTTATTCTAAAGAAGAATATACTAATGCACTTATGTTTTACAAAGCAATAAGAGATAGGAAGGATGTAGTTCAAAAGGCTTATAACAAAGTTTTATATGCTAGTAAACTAATTGGTTATCATGACGGAAGTAGAATACTAACATTTGCAGGAAATAATGAAATAACTGATGCAATTAACGCACAAGTTCAAAAAGATCACGGAGATATCAGTAGAGTATATCATTCCAAACTAGGAACTAAAGCAAGAAAACAAGCATTAGAAGATTTCAAAAATAAGACAGCAAATGTATTGTGCTCAACTAAAGCTCTTAACCAAGGCTTTGATGTATCTGATGCAGAGATAGGGATAATCTGTGGATTAGATTCTAAAAGCTTATCAATGATACAAAGAGTAGGACGATTGTTACGATTAAGTCCAGACAAAGTTGGAACAGTAATTATCTTGTATGTACCAAATTCTCAAGAAGAGAAATGGTTACAATCAAGTATAAAAAGTTTTGACAATATTGTTTGGATTGATAAACTTTCTTCTTATATTTGTATTGAGAATCAAGAATCAGTATAACAAAATTTATTATGACTATTGAAATTAATACTGATCTACTCAAACAGCTAGGTATTACAGCTGATGAGTTTTGTTTTTTGATCTTGACTTATCGCAAAGAGAGTATTGAAGATTTAAAGTTAATTGTAGACCAACACAAGTTAGAAGAAGCTGGGTACATTAAGTTGGGAGAAGACGAGGTCTTTCTTAGAGAACACTTTCTGCAATATGTAGAGAGTTCATTTGATAAGATGTGGCATGGTCTTCTCTCGACATACCCGCTTAAAGTCTTAGCTAACGGTCAATTACGAATTCTTCGTGCTAAAGATCCAACTTCTAAAGCTAACGCCAAAGCTAAAGTTAAGTATCAAAAGATTGTAGGTAATGATGTAACTAAACATCAGCACATTATTGAGTGCTTAAACAGAGAACTACAATTGAGAAAGACTAGCAATAGTTTAGGTTATATGCAGCAATTAGAAACATGGATCAACAACTACAGTTGGGAAAAATACAGCGATTTAAGTGAAGATGGAACAACAACCAAACTCAAGTCCGAAGGACGTATCACAAGACAACTCTAAAATAACTGAGTTTAGGCATATCAAAGATGCCGTCAACAAATCAATCCAAGAAGTTAGAAATGCAAAGCTAGGTAAGCGCGTTGTGTTTCCGACTAAATGGCCTAGATTAAACAAACAGTTATTAGGTGGGTTGCAACCAGGCAAGATGTATGTTATTGCTGGTAGACCTGGTGTAGGTAAATCTGCATTTAGTAATCAGTTATTATTTGACTTATTAGATGTCAATGTCAATGCTCCATTAGTAGTATTGTATTGGACATTTGAGATGCCAGATTATCAACAGATTATGCGTGCTGCTTCAAATGATGCTAATCTAAAGTTCTCGCAACTTTATTCCGTAGATCAGCCATTAGATGACACAGGCATGCAGAAATACGAAGACGCTGCTAATAAGTATGCTAAGTATCCCATTTACTTCTGTTCTATTCCACAGAATATGAATAAGATTAAAGACACGAACAATAAAGTATCTGCAAGGTATCCGTACCATACCATTGTAAACTTAATTGATCACACTCGTCTTATCGTAGGATCAGAAGACACAGAATTGCAAAAGCTTAATACAGTATCAAAAGCCTGTATGTGGATGCAATCTAAAATGGGGTCGATAACAATCTTATTATCGCAGTTAAACAGGAATATCGAGCAAGAGTTCC